ATATCATCGAGTTCTTGAACATCCGCATTCCAACTGGTGACGTACAGCGTAAAGCACTAAACTTGCATAACGCGATTAACATCACAGACGAGTTCATGGCTGCCGTGATTAACGATACTACATTCGATCTACGCGATCCTAAAGATGGTACCGTCAAAGAGTCCGTCAATGCTCGTAAGTTGTGGGAACGTATCTTAGAGGTTCGTTTCCGTACAGGTGAGCCCTATATAAACTTTATAGACACTGCTAACAGAGATTTACCAGCGAACTTAAAAAAGTTAGGTTTGAAGATCCATGGTTCTAATCTGTGCAATGAAATTCACTTGCCAACATCTGATGACCGTACCGCGGTATGTTGCTTGTCATCGTTGAACTTAGAATACTATGATGAATGGAAAGACACGACTATTGTGCGCGATCTCATTCGTATGCTTGACAACGTCTTGCAGTACTTCATCGACAATGCCCCTGATGATATATCAAGAGCAAAGTATAGCGCAGAACGAGAGAGATCTATCGGACTTGGGGCAATGGGATTCCATTCTCTACTGCAAAAACATGGAGTTGCGTGGGAAAGTGAAACTGCGAAGGAGATCAATAATGTTGTCTTTCAGTTTATCAAACAAGAAGCCGTTGCAGAAACTGAACTTCTCGCCCAGGAGCGAGGAGAATATCCTGATGGAGAAGGAACAGGTCGACGCAACTCACATCTACTCGCCATTGCGCCGAATGCATCGTCAGGAGTAATTCTATCAACCTCTCCTAGCATCGAACCGAGTAAAGCTAATGCCTATACTCATCGTACACGTGCAGGATCGTTCTTAGTTAAGAACCCGTACCTAATTACCCTACTGAAAGATAAAGGAATGGATCAAGAGTCTATTTGGACATCGATTATCACAAATAAGGGTTCAGTACAACATTTACCGTTCCTAACAGAGGGTGAGAAAGCTATATACAAAACGGCCCAAGAACTAGACCAGAGTTGGGTTGTAGAACATGCCGCGGATCGTCAGAAGTATATCTGTCAAGGTCAGTCGGTCAACTTGTTCTTCCCTGCAGGAACGCCAAAGCGTCAAGTAAACAAAGTACACTTTAACGCTTGGAGAAAGGGATTGAAAGGTCTTTATTACCTACGTACGGAAGCGAAGTCCCGAGCCGAAACGGTATCAGATAAAGTGGAACGTGTCGCACTACAAGGTGATAACAGAACAGTTATCTATGGTAAAGCAAAATGTCCTTTCTGTCAATTGGCGAAGGACGAACTATCATTACGTGGCATACCATTTGATTATGTCGATCTTGCGGAAATGGGCAAGACTGCGGCAGAGGTTACTGGCCGCAAAGTTAAAACGGTACCACAAATTTATATCGAAGGCCGCTACGTAGGTGGGTATGACGATCTGATGAAGGAACTATCGAATGAAACATCTACGATAGATACCTCGGAAGATAACGAGTGCCGCGCCTGTGAAGGCTAGAACATTAGGGAATATAATGTCAAAATCAAAGCTATTAAACTTTTCAGAGTCATACAAGCCCTTTTACTATCCATGGGCTGTCGAGCTATCCAAGAAGCACGAAGAAGTTCATTGGATCGAAGACGAAGCTGAGCTGTCGGAAGACGTTCAGGATTGGAAGACTAAATTAACCGAACAGGAGAAGGAATTCATCACTCATATTCTTCGACTGTTCACCCAGTCAGATGTACAGGTGGGAGAAAACTACCACGAGTTGTTAATCCCCAAGTTTAAGAATAATGAAGTGCGTAACATGCTCTCATCATTTGCTTCCCGTGAGGCTGTACATCAACGCGCGTATGCGCTATTGAACGACACTCTCGGGTTACCTGATGAGGACTTTCACAAGTTCCTCGAATACAAGGAGATGGCTGCTAAGATAGACTTTATGAAAGAAGGTGAAACTGCCTCTCATACTGGTCTAGCATTAGCGTTAGCTCAATCTGTATTCAATGAAGGTATGTCCGTGTTTGCGTCATTCGTTATGCTGTTGAACTTCCAGCGCTTCGGTAAGATGAAGGGTATGGGTACTATCGTAGAGTGGTCTATTCGTGACGAGTCTCTACACGTACAAGGCAACGCAAAACTGTTCCGCACATTCTGTGATGAGCATTCGCGTATTGTCAATGACGAGCTTAAATCTAAGATCTATCAAATGGCTCGCAATGCTGTTAAGCTGGAAGACAAGTTCATTGACCTAGCGTATGCAGGTGGAGATGGCACACAGGTTCAAGGGCTGAACAAAGACGAAGTTAAGCAGTATATCCGTCACATTGCAGACCGCCGATTACTTCAGCTCGGCATGAAGCCTTTATTCTCTGCAAAGGACAACCCACTTCCATGGTTGGATTGGGTATTAAATGGGGCGTCACATGACAACTTCTTCGAGAAGCGAGTGACGGAATACTCTGTAGTCGGTATGGAAGGTGACGACTATGGTTGGGATGAAATCGAACGAGAGGTAGCGTAATGGGAAATCAGTTTGAAATTGACTGTCCAGTATGCGATATCGTTACCATAGTAGAAGTGAAGTACGACGAAGAACGTCCAGCTCACTGTCCTATGTGTGGTGCGGACGCAGACCCTGAAACCGCAGACGACGAGTAAGTTACCAGTACACTAAATATTACTTTATAGAGTAACTTAGAGTGTACTAATGACCTGGCTGTACAATGACGAAGAATTCAACCCTGAACAGTCTTTCCTCGAAGACTTTCAGGGTTTTGTTTATATGATTACCGAGCTTGATACAGGTAAGAAATACATAGGGAAGAAATTCTTCTGGAAACCCAAGACGCTACCAGTCACCAAGACCAGGAAGCGCAAAGTAAAGACGCGAGTTCAATCTGACTGGGTCAAATACTACGGCTCCAATATGGAGCTGAAGCAACTAGTCAAGGAACAAGGTGGTGATGGATACAAGCGCGAGATCCTGCACCTATGTAAAACTAAAGGAGAGTGTTCATACTACGAAGCTAAGCTGCAGTTTGAATACGACGTCCTGTTAAGAGAAGATTTTTATAATGAGTTCATCTCCTGCAAAATTCACAGCAAACACATCTCAAAAAACTGATTACGATTGTATCATACCATTATCTGGTGGTACAGAATCAACCGCGGTTCTCTATGACTGTTTAAAGCGTGGATTGAATCCACTGTGCTTCCACGTCGAGTTAGGCACTCATTGGCAACAACAATTACAGGCCGCAGAGAATATAACGCAAGCGTTAGGTGTAGAGCTGCGTATTGTCGAATACTTTAATGCTGAGCCCTACAGTAATAAGCAGGCAATGGCTGATCATTGGAATGCGTTGTGGGGAGCGTCAGTTCCACCTATGTTCTTCATTTGGACGAACATTGCACAATTGGTCAATTTGAGCAATCCCCATATCCGTAAGATCTACTATGGTTACAATGGTGGTATACACACCGCTGATGATGGATTAGGCGATAAACACACAGATTGGGTAGATGACCACTTTCGCAGTATTGAGCGTGTATTAGGTAAACTAGAGATACACACCACAATGTCTGCGCCTCTTGCTCATATGGCCAAGCTAGAACAGTGGAATTCACTGCCTGAACATATCCAGAAACTTGTGCATACATGCGTGCATCCTGCGCACGATCACTGTGGAGATTGCACTAAATGTAGAGAATTCGATTATATGCTACGTGGTAACCCGCAGAACTCGCGGTGAAAAAAACTGTTGACTTTCGCTTGAATGTCGGTATAATGGGCTCTGTTGACTTGAGGAGAACACTATGTCTAATACAATTATCACCAAAAATGACAAAATCGAACATTTACTACAAATGTCTCAATATCTGTTAACCCAATATTTAAATCAAACCAACGATTTTGAAGATGAATTACAAACTGAAATCTATCTTCAACTCATCACAGATTTTTTAGAAAATAATTAAAAAAAAGTTGAAATAGCTGTTGTCTTCAATGTTACATTGTTAGATAATAGCTATATTGAATGAGAGATTAACTGAGAGAGAATATATTATGTTGAAATTTGAAAATACTGCTGAAGTTGGTGATGTGATTAAAGCGTTTGACTTCCAGCCAATGGAAGGTCGTGAGGACTCTTACTTGATTGGTCGTGTTGTTGCTAAAGGCCCTATCTACGGAAAGCCTTTCCCTGAGATGGAACGTGAAGTGTACATTTGTGATGGTTACACAGTGTATGTTACTGATTCAGTATCTGGATCTGATGTATATGACATTCAACGTATGGCCACTGAGATCTTCGTTCCTTTCGAAATGAGCATCACTGATTTTGATGAGCGAGTCACTGTTGTGGCTT